TATTTGGAATGGTTGGATTGGTTTGGCTAGTCCGGTACTATCTAACACCGGAACCGATCGTGGTTTGCCCATATCTTGTTTTGGTATTGATACTCCTGATTCAGTCCGTGGAATTGGTCTTACTAATGCGGAACTCATGAAACTAACTGCCCTAGGGGGTGGTGTAGGAATTTCAGTTAGTAGAATACGTCCTAGAGGAACTACTATTACTGGAAATGGTAAGAGTGAAGGAGTAGTACCTTGGTGTAAAATCTATGACTCAGCAATTATTGCTACTAATCAAGGATCAGTTCGAAGGGGTGCTGCCTCCGTAAATTTAGATATCAATCATCTTGATATAAAGGAATTTATGCAGATTCGTAGACCTAAAGGTGATCCTAACCGTCAATGTCTTAACTTACACCAATGTGTAGTTGTGGATGATACGTTTATGAAGCGTCTACATGACAGAGACTCCGAAGCTATGACACTATGGCTGGAAATTCTTAAGACGCGTGTAGAAACGGGTGAACCCTATATCATGTTTAAAGATAATGTTAATAGAGATAATCCTCTAGCATATCGAATGAACAATCTAGACGTTAGTATGACTAATATCTGTACAGAGATAACATTACACACCGATGAAGAACATTCTTTCATCTGTTGTCTTAGTTCTCTCAACCTTGCAAAGTATGATGAGTGGAAGGACACAGATGTTGTTGAAACCTCGATCAGGTTCCTTGATGGGGTTATGCAAGAATTTATAGACAAGTCAAATGGTAAGGACTCAATGGCTCGTACTCACAGACATGCTTTAAAAGGTAGAGCACTTGGGTTAGGAGTTATGGGATGGCATACTTTTCTCCAAAAGAAAAACTTACCATTTAACTCTATATCTTCAACAGCTTGGACCCATACTTTATTTAGTGAGATTAGACAAAAAGCAGAAGCTACTTCAAGAGAGTTAGCTCAAGAATATGGTGAACCTACCTGGTGTAAGGGTACTGGTATGAGAAATACTCACTTATTAGCTATTGCTCCTACTGTATCAAATTCAAGATTAAATGGATGTTCAGCAGGTATTGAACCTATCCCCGCTAATATCTATACTTTTAATGGAGCTAAAGGTACCTTTATTGTAAAAAATAAAGAATTAGAAGCTTTACTCGAAGAGAAAGGAAATAATACTGAAAAAACTTGGGATGCTATCTTAGCAGATAATGGTTCTATCCAAAACCTCCCAGACAGTATATTAACTCCTGAAGAGAAGGAAGTATTTTTAACATTTAGCGAAGTAAATCAACTTGAATTAGTTAGACAAGCAGCTACCCGACAAAAGTACATTGATCAAACTCAATCTTTAAATCTTTCATTTGACCCTACCGATTCTCCTAAATGGATTAATCAATGTCATACTGAAGCTTGGAAATTAGGGATCAAAACACTCTATTATCTCCGCACGGACAGCGTAATAAAGGGCGATTTGGGCTCTAGAACCTCAGAGTGTCAGAGTTGTGACGGCTAGCGATGTCTTTTAATTTTTCACTCTGTTGACATATTTATACACGAATTTTAAAACATAATATTATGAAAGAAAAAACATTAGGAATTGTTAGACACGCATTAACCTTTTTAGGAGGTGTGCTAGTAACACAAGGTGTAATTGATGATGCGTTATTCGCAGAATTATTTGGAGCAGCAATGACCATTATTGGTGGTGTCTGGTCTGTAATTGATAAAGCTAAAGCTGAAAAAGCAGCATAATTTAAAGTAAGGGTGGTAGAGGAAGGGTTGTATTTAATTTAATGGTAATTTTTACGACTCAAGAATTTACATGAAAACAACTTCAACGGGAATTATACTCTCGGCATCTACAACCTGCGCGTTTATTTGCTCTTACTTTATGAATCTAACGCTCGACAATGTTGAGCAGTATGTAGCACTAGTTTCAGTACTACTTGTTGATGGGTTCTTCGGAGTATGGGCAGGATCTAAAAGAGAAGGATTTAAGACTTTCAAAGCATTGAAGGTTCTTAAATCCCTCTTCTTTTGGATATTATTACTCACAGCAATCCTTACTATAGAAAAAGCATTTTTAGGAACTGAATGGTTAAGTGAAACCATTTTAATTCCATTCTTAATATTTCAAATACTAAGCATTTTAAAAAATGCCTCTATGTTAGGTTTAGTCCCCCTTAAGGTACTAAAACAAATTTTAGATAAAATCGACCAACATAAACATTAAATGTTTTTCTATTATTACCAAGCCCAATTAGAAAGAGTTGTAGATGGTGATACAATATATGCCTTAGTAGACTTAGGATTTGATACCTGGAAAAGGGTAAACATTAGACTAGATGGGATAGATGCATTTGAATCTCGAACTAGGGATTTAGTTGAAAAAGAAAAAGGACTAAAAGCAAAATCCCGCCTGATTGAACTTTTAGAATCAACAAATGGTGAGTTTGAATTGAAATCTAAAGGTGTAGACAAATACGGAAGGTGTTTAGGAGAAATAAAACTTACTAAGAGCGTTAACAACCACATTAATGTTAATCAACTTCTTATAGAAGAAGGACACGCCAAAGAATATCACGGAGGTAAAAGATAAATTTGGAATAGTAAAAATTCATGCGTATATTTACAATATGCATTCAATAGCAGTTATCGAAAAGAATTTGTCCAAGCTACAAAAGCTTAATTACAATCAATTTTTCTGGTGGCGTCGATGGGCTCGTAAAAATAAAGCCCTTCACAATTACTCTCCCCTAATCGACAAAATCGAAAACGGTGACTACGATGATAGTCCCTATCGATGGCAGATTTATTACTGCGATTGGGAAATAGAACACAAACGTACTGAATTCCCAGACATAAATGAATGGGCTAGTGAGACTACTGTAGATCGAAATCGCAGACGTCGTTTACGTGAGGATCATGAAAAGTATGAAAAGGAAAATTTACAACAACTTCAACGTGATTTTCTTAACACATTCAAAATGACTAAAGAAAATTACGAAAACGAGCTACTTGAATTTGATGGTACGTTAAGGAATTTTTATATTCAATGTGAATCCAAATACCATAAATTTAATCGTCCCTCTTCCATGCCCCGTAGAGGACGACCACCTAAAATAAAAGCGGATAGTTCCGATTCTCCTTTCTAATTATTGCCTTCCTCATTTTTTATTGTCTCCCACATATTTATCACCAATGAAAAGCGGTATTTATAAAATTACAAATCCTGAAGATTTGATTTATGTGGGGTGCTCCCATAATGTAGAAGAAAGACAACAACAATATCAAAATTTTGTTTGTAAAACTCAACCTAATTTATTAGAATCTCTAATAAAATATGGATGGGAAAATCATGAATTTGAAATATTGGAGTATACTGATGATTTAATTAATAAAGAAAAATACTATATATCCCAATTTAATTCCTACACAGAGGGATTAAATGGTAATAGAGGGGGAGGAGGTGTAACTTTACACACTGATAAAAGTAAGAAGAAAATTAGTGAATCAAGTAAAAAAAATAAAGGTAAAAGGGTTAATTCCCATTGGAAAGGAAAAACTTATAGTGAAGAACATAAACAAAAATTAAGTCTTTCTAAAAAAGGTAAACCTTCTCATTGGAAAGGGAAAACAAGGAGTGAAGAAAATAAATTAAAAATTAGTCAATCAACTAAGGGTAAACCAAAACCTGCTAATGAAAAACCCATTTTGGCATATGATAAAGCAGGAAATTTTATAGCCGAATATTCCAGCCAAGAAACTGCATCTAAAGTATTAGGAGGTAACCCAACAGCTATTAATAATGCTTTAAAAAAAGGTGGGAATGCTACCTCTTGTTCGTATATTTGGCGATATAAAAATTCAAAATGAAAGTATCACACGAAGTACCTATAGCGTATCTAGAATCTAGTTTAGAATACAATAATTACGACTATCTCCTCCCTCATTTATATGATGAGTATGAGGAGTACAAAGCATTTTTTGTAAATAATAGAAGTAGACATACTATTATGGATAATTCTCTCCATGAACTTGGAGTACCTTATTCAAAGGGTAGAATGATTTCGATTATTGAAGAAATTAAACCTAACGAATTTATCGTTCCAGACGCTTGGGAGGATGCTATCAAGTCTATGCGTAATGCTAAGGAGTGGAGTTTTATTGAACTACCTGAAGGCGTAGAAAAGGTTGCTGTTGTACAAGGTAAATCGTTTAATGACGTAGTAAAGTGTTATCACACATATAAACTGCTAGGGTACACCAAGATAGCATTTAGCTATGGGGCTAGCTATTATAACGATATATTCCCCCATCCTAATCTTCACATTGGTAAGGCTTTAGGACGACAATTAGTAATTACTAAAATGATTAAAATGGGACTCATTGGAAGCTCAGATAGAATTCACCTTTTAGGTTGTTCTCTCCCACAAGAATTCATATATTATAAAGATATAAAACAAATTGAAAGTATTGATACTTCAAATCCTATTATGGCAGCGTTTGATGGTACCCTTTATAATAACTGGGGGCTAGACAAAAAACCAAAAACTAAAATAGATGAAAT